GGCGAGGGCTGGTCGCCAACATCAAAGTGCCGACACGGTTACCAAAACAGCTTTATCTGCCGAGGCCACAACGGCGGCTGCTAGTTAACCAGAAGTGGCGGATTTATCTATGAAAGCCGAGATTGTCATGCAGCCAAAGCAGTCCGAGCTTTATCGGCTGCTGACGCGCAGTAATGCGCCTGTCATCGGTGTCTACGGTGGTCGCGGATCAGCGAAGTCATCCGGCGCTGACCGATGCCTTATCACGCTGATGTACGAGCAGCGCGGGCTTACAGCTTGCCTGGTAATGCGCACATGGGTTAAACAGCTCGTGCCGATGCACTTAGAGGCGATCCGGCGAGATTACCCTTGGTTGGCGTCCCAGGTCAAGTCAAGCCCGCCGGCCATGCTGCGAATCGGCAAGTCTAGGCTCGATTTCAAGTACGCAGAGAACTACGACTCGGTAACTGAGGCGTTCCGGTCGGCAAACTACGATCTAATCGTGATCGACCAGGCGGAGCAGTTCACAGGCCGCGAGATCCGCGAGATGCGCAAGGCGTGCCGGTCTGCAGGCGGCAAGGTCGCCAAGGTCGTGCTTGTGTTTAACATGCGCGGGGCCAGCATTCAGGAGTTGCGTAAATGGTTCTATTTGCATGAGGTAAACAAGGACGAAGACCCTGCGGATTATGTCGGGTTGCGGATGAACCCCTGGGATAACGTGGAGTGGGTGCGTGCGGCGCTGCTCGCGGACGGCTACACGGTAGAGGACTATTACCGCTGGACGGACGAGCAGAGAAAGGCATACGCGGCCAAGCGCGGACCGTACACGCGGCAATTGGCGACAGATGACGAGGTGATTCGTCAGGCGGATTGGGAGGGCGATTGGAACTCGCTCGAAGGCTCGTATTTCGCCAATTCCTTTGATCTGGAGAGCGTTCGGATAGCGCCGAGCCAGGCGGAGGAGTTGCGGAAGGTCTGGTCGGTGCACTGGCTGGCGCAGGACTGGGGCAAAGCGCACTTCTGCGTGACGTATTGGGCGTTCCGGGTTACGTTCAAGCCGAGTGAGGCGCAGGCTTTGCTGGGATGGACGCTGGAGAAGCCTATTAACATCACCGTGGTTTACCGCGAGATGATCGTGAACGAGCGGGAAGCGGTAGATGTGGCACAGGATATGGTGGATTCTACACCGGAGCGTGAGCGTGCGCTGATGAAGGCGTATTTCCTTTCGCCAGAGGAAGTTACGGACGATCCTAACAGTATCGGTTCACAGGAATCAAAGCGGTTAAGAGCAAACGGGATGCCTGGGGCGGTGAAGGCCGACAATGATCGCAAGGGCGGATGGGCTTTGATGGGCTCGCTCTTCAAGGCGGCAAAGGGCAAGGGCTGGGGCATAGACAAGGATGGAGTAAGGTTCCAGTACGATGATGCGCTGCTGATTTCGAGCGAATGCCCGGAGTTGCTGAATAGCATTCCGGCGCTGCTGCGTGACCCGAAGAACCTGGATGATGTGCTGAAAACGGACTTGAGCACGGCGAAGATCGAGCAGGATTGCGGGGATGCGGCGCGGTATCTGGTAAAGAGCATGCTGGCGCCGCGGGCGAAGTCGGAAGAGACGAAGTTTCAGGAAAAGATGGCGGCAACGGACCAAAGCGGGCGTATGATGCTTTTGTATAGGCACGAGCAGGAGCGGGCGAAGAAGAAGCGCGCCATCATGCCGCCAAGCTGGAGATCGAACTTGCGATGAACTTGATAGCCTTGATTTTCCCGTATCGCGCGCATCTTGAGCGGGAGATTGTCTGGCTCAAGGAGCAACTGGCGCAGAAACAGCGGCGCGTGGATGAGTTGCAGGAGGCGCTGATCGAGTCTGCGAAGCGCCCTGCGATGAAAATACAGTACAAGCAGGAACCGGACGGGAAGCTGACGCCGGTGCAGCCGCGGGGCTGGGACGAGTACCGGGCGTGGAGACGCGCCAATCCAGAGACGGAGGAAAAAGAGAATGCCACAGGCGAATGATGGAACGCAATTTTCGAGCGGCATGGCGTCGACGCACCACAACGCTCGACTGGCGGCCGGAACGGTGCAGCCGGCGAATCAGCAACCGAAGTCGATTCAGGACGATCCGAAGGCGATGGGGCTCGTGAATCAGTTGAAGGCGCTCGGGTACACGGGCGATGATGTCGCGCAGGCAATGGAAGGTGAGCAGCCGATGGATCAGGATGCCGAGGCGACGAAGGCCGCGCCGCTGCAGATACCGGGTGCCTGATGGACTTCGAGAAGCAAAAGCCGGTAACGGAGCAGTATCGGCGAGCGTGGGAGCGCGTGTTTCGTCCCAAGGAGTCGAAGAGTGGAGACCAGAACAGTAAACCAGCGTCTTGACGATCTGGAGCACGATAACAACGTGCTGCGTCAAATGCTGGGCGATGTGCAGACCGAAAACACGCGCTTGTCGCTTGAATGGACGGCGATGGGCAAGAAGATTGACCGCCTGTGCCGAACGGTGGATGACTTTGTGGGGCGGTTTACGAGGGTGCAGTAATGCCTGACCAGGTTTCGCAGTCTGCCGATCTGAACCCCGACGAAGCGCAAAAGGCGGAAGTGGCCGAAGAATACGCGCCGGGGGAGTTAGCGCCGTCGATCATCACCAGCCAGAAGGTCTGGAAGCCGGAGGATGTGGAGAAGGTCGATAAAGCCCTGATCGGAGTCTTTACCACGCTTTCTGAGCAATGTTCGCAGGCGGATGAGGCCGCAAGACGGTTTTCCGTGCTGCAGGTCTGGGAAGAGCGCCACATGGACCGCGGCTACCAGTATCTTGAGAGCGGAACTGCTGGCGGCTGGCAGATTGTGGGTGGGACGGCGGGACGGAATCAAAACGGTTTAGCTGAAAATAACGATGCAAACCTATACGCAACAAATATTTACAGCGCTCAAGGCGATATTCTGACGAGCGCCCTGTGCCGCGGCAAGATCAAGGTCAATTTCACTCCTAATAATTCGAAAAACCCGCCCGATGTGGCCTGCGCTGATGAGTCGAACAAGTACAAGCATCTCTGGTGCGAGGTCAACGACTCGATTCAGCTACAGCGCGGCGTCATGGGATTGGCGTGGACCGATCCGCGCGGGTTGTTTTGGACGCGCACCATGGCGGATAAGAAGTTCGGGACGGAGGATTCCGGCGAGATTCGCCGCCGCGAGATTACCAGCCTGCATGGAGTGCTGGAGACAAAGCTCCCGATGATGGTGGACACGCTTGCCGAGTGCGGCTACGCGCATATCTACGAGGAGGCAGATTATGCTCTCGAAAGAGCTAAATATCCATGGATGGGCGATAAGATCAAACCTTCGTGGGGGACTGCCGGAGAACTTGAGTTTGAGCGCATTGCCAGAATCAACACTCGCATCGGCATTGTTGGCAAGTACATTACGGGAACAAGCGGTATACGCGAGGCCACGGTTAGCTATCAATGGTATCGTCCGGGGCTCTACTTTGACGATAGAATCTCAGCCACGCAGAGAAACTGGTTGCTCCAGGAATTCCCCGATGGCCTGTTCGTCATCATGCACGGCAAGGAATTTACCTGTGGATGGAACGAGTCGATGGATGAACACCTGGCGCTGGGCATGTTCTGCCGCGGATTCGGGCAAAACCGGCGGGCGCTGGGATCGAGCGACATTCCGATTCAGAAGCGCATCAACATCTGGGCTGATCTGTGGGACAAGTTCGTAAGAACGGCCATTCCGGTAACGGTGCTGGACGATCAGGCGTTTAATGCCGAGGCTTACGCGAAACTGGAGAACACGCCCTCGCGGTTTATCCAGGTGGCCGTGCAAGAAGGCCGCCCGATGGCCGATTTGGTGACACAAACGGCGGCTCCTACGCCAATTCCCGGCATGGCCGAGATGTTCCAGTGGTATGTCGGCCCGCTGATGCAGTCGATTGATGGGGCGACTCCCGCTCTCTTCGGTTCCGGGGAGGGCGAGGATAATACCGTTGGTGCCACGCAGATCAGGTTGCAGCAGGCATTGGAGCGCATTGGAACGGCATGGATCGTCGCGAACTGCATGTTTGCATCGGCCGTTGGTCAGGCAGCAAAATGCTGCGCGGAAAACGGTGCAGAAGAGATTGCGGACAACGTGCCGGGATACGGCGATGTGACGGTGAACCCCGAAAACATGAAAGGTAATGCCCGGTGCCGGCCTGAAACCATCAATGCCATTCCAGAGAGCGGAGCGCAACGTGAGGCAAAGATTTTACAGGTTCTCGATATGGCGATGCAGAACCAGGAAGTTGCCGCCGTGGTTGCTCGCCCATCGAACACGCGCGAGATTGTCAAGGGTCTCGGTCTGGATGACGTTATCACGGTGGATGAAGCGAACTGGGAAGATGGCGCACTCGAAGATATTGAGCGGCTGTTGGACTCGGAACCGGCATTGAATCCCGCCTGGGCCAAGCTGAATGACGCGCTGACGACTCTGAATGAAACTCACGAGCAGGCCAAAACTTTGGCTGCGACAGCCGTGCAGTCCGGTATTCAGCTTGCGCCCGAAGAAATCCAGCAGGGCGCGCAGATGGAGCAACAAGTCAATCAACTCCAGCAACAGTTGCAACAGACTCCCCAATACCTGCCGTCGGTTCCAGTAGCTCAAGACAAGAGTGAGGATCACACCACGATTGCGGCCACGCTTTTGAGTTGGATGGGCGAGTCGGACGGGCGCAGTCTCAGGCGGAAAGCAGAGAAGCAACCGCCGGGACAGGGGCCAAACTGGAAGAAGTGGACAAACGTCTATCTGTTCTGGAAAGCGCATGACGATATGGCACAGAAGTTGAAGCAGGCTGTGGCGCCGCCGCCGAAGGTTTCGCTGACCGGCAAACTCGATCCTGCACAGCAGGCGCAAATTTTGCAGCTACAGGCTGGTATTCAGACCGATCCCGCCAGCCTGACGGCGCCGAACGAGCAGGAAACCGAAACGATCAACAGAACGCCTTTTATGGAAGTGAAGCAAAGGACAAAGCGGAGACTTTGATGGCGGAGAGACCGATTGCGCTTGTTCTCCGACACGGAGAGGCATCAGACAACGCTCAAGGAATTTTTCGCTCATGGCGAGATGTACCGTTGACCGAAAGAGGGGTTGCGCAGGCACACCTCGCCGCAGATTTCATCCAGAATTACCCGGTTACAGAAATCATTTCGTCTCCTCTTCTACGGGCTTTTGTTACAGCGGATATTGCGGCCGCAAAAATGGGTCTACGGGTCTTTCAGCATCGCGGCCTTTTTCCTTGGCGGCTCGGAATATTTTCTGGACTCGCACGAAAAGAGAATCAAGACGCATTACACCTATTTGTCGAAAACCCTGGAATTTCTATACCGGAGGGAGAAAGTTTAGAGAACTTTGAGGCGCGTCAGTTCAGTTTTTGGTCGGCAAGCCTTAAAATGTCACGAGATCGAGGAATGATCTTGTTTGTTTGTCATAATTCGGTCGTGACAGCACTTGTAAACCTCACGCTGGGAGCCCGCCAAGTTGAAGCTATTGCCGGAGAAAATGTGAAGCCTGGGGGCGTAGCTGAGATTTATTGGGATGGTAAAACGCATTTTGTAAAACCCGTCTATGGAACGGCAGAAACAGCTCAATTCGGGGGCTCCTGATGCCTACTCTTGGCGAATTTTTCATTGCTCCCGACAAAATGTTTTTTTCTGGTCAGCAATACTCAATTTGCAGCCGCTGCGGTGCCCTTGTAGACGATGAACGGCGCTCTTTACATATGGTTTGGCACAACGCCCTTGAAAGAAATGGTGCCGAACGTCCTAAACACGAGGATTATTCGGAGGGATGATGAAAAACGATGCGGAAAAGTCGCACAAAAGCGTTTTCGCGCTCAAGAAGGGCACGAGCAAGGGCAAAATTGAGTTGAAGGTGCCGAATGCAGGCGCGGTGAAAGCAATCAAGGTCAAATTTCACGGAAAATAACCACAGGAGACCAAAATGGCAACTGATGTGATCGATGTCGCCTCTTTAGGCGCGGAACCAGGCCAATCTACCGAAACCTCCGTCGAATCCGATGCTGGTGTAGTGTCAAGCGTCGAAAATGTGGGAGGGAATCAAGAAAGTCAACAGCAGGAAGCACAACAGCTCGAAATACCGCAGCAAGTGACCGGAAAAGCCATTCGTGACGCAGTACGGACGTTAGCTGAAGCGCATCCTGAGCAAAAAGCGGTCCTCAAGCAGATGGCCGATGCGTTTTTCCGCGAGACCCAGGGTTGGAAAGGTGCTTTTGACGCTCCGCAAAAGGCTCTTGAGG